GTCTGAGGTCATTGCATCAAACTCACCATAGTAGCTAATACTGAGGGTGCCTGTGGTGGGCTCAGGGTAGAGCAATAGGTTTTCACCTTGGACTGAGAAATGCTTAGGCGTTCCTGTTTCGCCAACGTCTTTCATGGCGAGCATTTCGTGCAGGGGAATTCTAGAGAGAACTGTGAAGGCGTAGTAGACATCAATCATCTCTAAGAGGTTATTTGGCACGATGACGTGGCTAACTTGAGCATCAATAGTGATTGCCTGGCGCTTTTCCATCGATGGTATTCTTAGGGTTCTTTCGATCCTAGTGATTGACTGGGAGATAAAGGTGTCAGCCAGACTATCTGTAATATCACTACGGTTCAGTAGCTCCTTGAAGTGGGTCCGTATGGCACCTTTGTTCATTTCCTAGGTCCTTCTGTTCTTGGCTGGCGTCTTGGCTGTCTTTGCTGCAGCCCTAAAAGCCTTGGCTGTCGGCCTACCTTTTGCACCTTTGGGTCTCATGGTTTCGCCTGAGCCCTTCTTGATCCTGGCTCGTTTCTTGTGAATATTCTCGTACAAGCTCATGATTAAATCCTTTTGTCGGTTGCTAGAAAACCATCAAGACTTTCGTTCTTCAGTCTCTTTACGATTTCAGTTCCTGAGGCTTCCCAGATGTTGAAACCTTCGCGCATCCACTTCTCGACTACTGTGGTTGGAATTGACGCAACACGCATAAACTCACCTGATGGCTTACCGCTTGTTTGATTACGGCTCTCTTTCAAATCGTCCATGAATGACTGGGATATAATCTGTGTGCTCTTCTGGATGACACTGTTGCCATCTTGTAGAAAGTCAGTCGAACCACTCAGTAGGTTCACACTGTTCTTTTTGGTCATTGACGTCCCCTTAAAAACAAAAAGAGGGCCACCCAAGTCACCCTGGGTAAGGAGAGCAAAAACCCAGAGCGACAAGGGTGACCCTCATCTGATCCCTAGGACCACCTAAGTGGACCTAAGAATTAGTTCGTAGTGCTTACGACAAGCCTGTGATCATCACAGAGTCTGCGAAGTTCATGTGCTTACATGAGTATTCACCGACGATGCTGTGCTTGTCTGAATCACCAGTCTTAGCAAGCAGTGTACGTGCGAACGGACGCAATACAGCTGTCTTGAACATAGACGGGTCGATCAGCAGCGCATGTGTTGAGAGGAGCTCACGATTGAGCACACAGCGGTATTCACCATACGGGCTGACATATAGGTCAATAGCATTGACCAATGTCTTTCCTTGGGCGATCTCACGGTTACGTCCAGATGATCCAGCGAACCCAGCAACGATTTGTGCATCGGCTGGCTTGACCATAAACGTAGTTACGTCAGAACCGTTGTTGTACGCAGTTTGACCCGCTGTCAGCAGCTTTGCTTCTGTCAATGGATCCGTTGAGTTTGAACCAGCGTCAACAGTAGTTGAGATCTGGTTAATCAACGATGCCATCTTACGTGCAGCTGATGAGCTACCCGTTACAGCAGCCTGAGCGCGACCTACAAAAGAAGCTTCCACGTCTTTCTTGATAGCCTTGAGGGCTTTAGAAAGCTGGTGGGCTGTTTCTTTTGCACGTCCGTAGGTTGCCACCGCATCCGCTGTTGCACTCACCTGGAAGCTTTCTTCCATGATCTGGGTTGTGTTAGAGCGCATTGTGGTCGGCGTAAGTGTACCGATAGATGCGTCTGCCCCTTCAACGATTGCGTTGTCGGCATCGGATGCACGAATAGCGTCTTCTTGCCATTCGAAAACACGGGCGCTTACTTTCTCAGTTTTCATGAGAGTAAACATCGGTGTATCCAGAGGGCTGATGTCAGTAATGATGTCGCTGACGTCCTCTTTTTTACCGATCTGGTTATATGTAGTATAAGTTGCCATTGTCTTGGGTCTTTCTATTAATAAAGATGTTGAACTAGATTAGCGCTGCCAACGCGCCATCAGTGCATCACTCACATCGTCTAGATCCGTACTATTCTTCAGAAGCTCACGCGCTTTCTTTTGTTTCATCGTGAGAACGTCCTGGTCTGTAGCAGGGGCCTTAGTAGTTTTAAGAACTCTGCGCTTACTGTCTTTAGACTTGATGACCTTAGCTTTGCTCTTCTTGGTGTTAGCCGTTGCTTTGGTCTGGTCGTATAGACGCGCTTTGTTCAGGATCTTGATGACAGCAGGGTCAACATATTGATCCACTTGTTCCTGGGCTAAGCCTTGGCTCACAGCGTAGGTGCGGATGTCGTTGTACATCTGATTGCCCCACTCTGGGATATCGGCTTCAAGGACCTTCACACATTCCTGTGCCGCCTTTTGCATCTGTTCTTGTTGTTGTGCTTGGGCGTTACGATAGAATGCGTCAGACTCCTCTTTGAGGAACTTCAGATCTGCTTCAGCTGATTTGTGTTCACGGCGTAACGAAGCAAAATCATCAGCAGACATCTGTCGGGATGCGACAAGCATATCTACTTCAGCATATGGCTTCATCCGCTGTTCAGCCCTTTCGAGCAGCTTCTGATAACTGACGTGTGCTTTCTGCAAGGCCTCATCGGCCTCTTTGCGTTTGGCAGCAGTTTCTTGAGACTTACGGGTTAGGGATGCTTCTTGGCCGTAGAGCCGTTTAAGATCCTTTAAGGATGCCTGTTTGGTTTCACCGTCCACTGCAATTTCAACCAGGGTGTCATCAGAAATATCAATTTCATCCGCTTCCTGGTCTTCGTCTTCGGTGGTTGGCTCTTCCTCTTCGTCAGGGTCCTCATCGGTTTCATCTTCGGTTTCATCGACTTCAGTATCTTCCTGGTCGTAATCAGACTCGTCCTCTGTCTCTTCGAGGGTTTCGTCTGTTGCCTCTAGTTCATCATCGTCGGATAGGTTTTCACCGTCTGACCATCTTCCTAGTAGGGCGTCTGCAGCATCTGACAGATCGTCAAAGGCTGCTGGTTGAGTTGGCGTTTGCTGGACGTTGTTAGACATGGTCCATGTCCCCCTCTTGGCTGGTGTCGCCTTCTTGTTGTGCGTTCTTCGCCAGGATTTCATCTCGGATCTGAACGTGTTGTTTTAAAGTGTTTACCACGTCAACCAAGGCGCGGTATTGGTAATAGGTTATGCCTCGTTCTTTGTTTTCATCTGGTTTTGAGTTCACAAAGTTGTGGAAGCATTGTTCAACCATCTTGTTGACTACACGGTTGAATGGCTCGGACCCCAGCAAAGCAGCTGCGTCCTCACCTTGGCTGATGAGTTCTTGCTCGTTCATAGTTTTGCTCTCTTTTTGGTGGTTTTAGTCTGGGGGTTTACCCAGTTGGTGAAGCGATAGCCCTGACATCGTCAGCAGTTGCCGCAATCTCTAGTTCAGCCTTATCGACGAACTGTTTGTGCTCCAGCTGGGCCTCTTTGAGATCCATGCTGTCACTAGCAATGGCAGCGCTGTTCTGTGCTTTCATTTGCTCTAGCTGTAGTTTCATCTGACCAAGCTGCGCGTCCATCTGTGCCTTCATCTCAGACACGGCTGTCTGACGCTCTTGGATTTCCATCTGTTTCTGCTGCATTTCCATCTGCATTTGCATCATTGGATCTGGGCCTTGCTCAGGCAGTTCTTGTGGCATCGTCAGATAGTCTTTGACGTTCTTAATGCCGTTCTGCTCCATCACATGGGTCATCAGGTTGTACTGGTTTTCTGGTGTGTACATCGTTGACAAGGTTTCATCAGCAGACATCAAACCATGCAAAGCTAGGTACTTCTGAGCTTCTTGCTCCTGTTCGCCATAGCCCAAGTGTAGTTCAACAGTCACATCACGTTTAGAGCCCCATTCAGCTGGGGAAACTTGGACGTAGTCACCAGCAATCTCAACGATCTTACCTTGCGGCTCATTCTCAACGACCAGCTGGTACATCAGCTGATACAATGGTTTGAGGAAACCGTTAGCAAAGTTACGTGCAATGATCTTCTGGCGCTGCTGAGACATAGTTGCCAGCTGTTCAACCATAGCAGCTGAGTTCTGCTTACTGATGGCATCTTTGTTGAGCCCCTGGGATAGCCTAGAGACGCCTGTGGTGTCCTCTTTGTCTTCGTCCAGCATCTGGATTGTCTGGAAGATAAACGGGTTGAGGGGCGCTTGTGGCATAGGGTTAATTGCATCGGGGCGTGAGACATTCACAATGCCGCCGACACGGTTGTCAATAAGCTCTCTTGGGTTCGTTAGACCACCTTTAACCACTGTGTAGCGCGGGTTATTTGTCATCAGCGCGTGATCTAGGATAGACCTAGTTAGCACCGTTCTGGCTGTCTGGATGGGAACTACCTTGGAGCCAAAGTTAGAACCAAAGAACGCGTGGGGTATCGGTAGGGGAACAAAGGGAATAAACGGTTTATACTGGCATTTCTCTTTGTCTAGGATGACGTTGCCTGCCTTGATTACTTTGTAACTCTCAGCAATACCAGAAGCGTCCAGATCGATGTCGAGATAAACCTCATACACCGTGACACTACGGACCTGATCTTGGAAACCTGAGGCGTTGAAGCCACGGTCTGAACCAATCTCTTCATGCCTTGCCAGCACCTCTGGATCAGTCTCCATTTCCACATCATCATGGTCTGCAATCTTTGCAATAAGCTTTTCATCATAACCAGCCTCACGTAGCTCAGAGATTGTCATTTCAGTTCTATGACCACAGAAGCTTGCCAATTCTAAAGAACGGCATTGTGGCTCAATTATGAACTGCTCAGGTGGAATAGCCTCAATGGCAACCTGGCTGGTGTCTTGGAATATTCTGACGTCACCAGAGTATAAACCAAGCTCATCTTGCTCTACTTCTTCGATCTCGACGTTCTCTTGAGCAACCAGTGCATCAAACTCTTCTTCAGTAAGATCTTGGATTGTCTGAAGGTAGCTGTCTTCACGCTCATCCCAGTAGACCTTGGCAATACCAGCCCGTGCCACCAGACCATCGTGGATGGCTGACTGCATAACCTCAAACAGGTTATTCTGGCGGTTGGCTACATAGTCACAGTAGGCTGTAGCCACATCAGCAATACGCTGGTCTTCACCTGTGTTGGCAGCAAAGCGCACGGTCTTGTAGCCTGTGCTGAAGGTTTCTAGCAGCGCAGCTTTCATAGACTCGACAGCATCATAGACGTCCATCGATACATACTTAGAGTTGCCATCGTGTGCCGGTTTGGGGAGCGTTGCGTTGTAAAAGTCTACTACACGCTTTCTCTCACGGCTCACTTGGCTATCATAGTAACCGATAGATCTGCGGATGTTGTCATCCAAGATCGAAACTAACTTATCGTCATCGACCTTCTTGTAGTCTGTTTTATCCATGATCATACCATTTCAATGTAATAGTCATCTGCGCTTTCTATCGGTTCCCAGGCACCCTGATGTACGTGGTTGGCTAAAGCTAAAGACATGACGCAATCGTCATAGCAGCCTTGTTCAGCTTCCATCGACCCTGTCTCAGTGACCACGTAGGTGAGCATCTCACGAATGGTGGTTTTGTCGTTGAGTTCGATCTCACTGTCACGCGAGGCTGCTCTGAGCTCATCAATGATTAGGGGCTTTGTTTTAGCTGTCGTAGTGAAGCCTAACTTGATGGTCTCTTTGTCTGTCAGCTTGTCTACTTGGACTTCCGTAAAGAAGTTGGGGTAGGCCATATCCTTGGCGAGCCTAGTACACGTCAGAATACCGTGACCGTTGTTCTCAACGATAATGTAAGCTGTGTTAAAGAAGTGACCTAGGTGAAACAGGACTTGTGCATAGTAATCTGGATGCACGCGACCTCTCCAGACAGCAACCTGGCGTTTCTTACTGTCTAAGACCTGAGCCACTGAGTAGTCACCACCACGGACGCCCATAGCGACATCTGCACCTATGACATACTGCTCACCAGGATCTATCGGGCGATACATCGTGAGCTCTCCACGGACATTGTGTAGGAACTCCTCGCCCTCTAAGGCTAGGCGCTCTTTAACGTCCAGTGTGTTACCTAAAGCCTTCTGTAGTTGCTCTGGGTTAAACACAGGGCGACCAGTTGTCAGGAAGGCTTCCTCAGCCTCTGAGGGGTACTCTTGTTTGAACAGATCTATGCCGTTTTGTGCAATCTTTCGACGTCTGAACATCAGTTGCTCGTCATCTAGATTATACTGGTTGGCTAGCTCTTCTTCCTCTGGTGTACGCTCGTAATTCTTAGGGACTGCCTCTCTGTATTCTGGGTCGGCGAACCAGGGAATAAACACTGGAACATAACCGTTAGTTCCCTCGACTGCCCCCTTCCACAGGTCGTAGAAGACGCCGTTGACGCCATTGGCTGTGCTTTCGACAAAGACAGCTGTGCCTTTTGCATTTGGTACAGCCTGGGTCAGGGAGTTCCAGTTGTCAGCAGCTGTTGTCTTTGACCAGAACGCAAGCTCTGAGCAGTGGACATGGGTCAAGGTTTCGCCCCGCCCGATAGCCTCACCGCCAGCTGTGGCGACCACATAAGAACTGTCTAAGACGTCAAACGATAGTTCACGCCGCGAGCTATACTTAGTGTGTGGCTTTAAGATCTCTGGGCAGTTATCGTGATATCTCTTGGTCATATCAAAGAGCGCACGGGTACTGTCTGAGTGGTGGGTAATTACCAGTGACTTCTTGGCTTTGCGCTGTGAAACGCTGAAGTACAAGTAGCCACCCACGTAGGTGCTAAGGCCCTGCTGTCGAGCCTTCAAGATAATCACACGAACTTTGCCTTCAGTCTCCATCTGCTTGGTGACAGCATCGTTCAGTATCTTCTGGGCTGGCTTTAGTTTGAGAGGGGCAATCTCGCCCGTCTTGGTACGGATCTTCAGTGCTGCTTTGGAATAGAACTCAAAGTCATCATAAAGACGCTTTCGTACCGCTTTTAGTTTGTTAGCTTTCGCTGACATCCTCTTGCTCTCCATCTTCGTCATCAAGTAGCGAAGTTAAGAAAGCTTCTGCGTTACCAATCGTTACTTCCGATTTCGCCACGGGTTTGATCTTGGTAAAATCGAGGATGATCTTAGCGGCCTGCAGGCGATCACGGTTGTGTACTGGTGTACGCATGATTTCAACAGCTGTCTCCAGTGCCTCTGCAGCGCGGGGATCTTCTATTGGGGTTTCTTTTGTCATGATACTTACAGCCTTCTTTGCGTCTCGTTTAGCCTTGTCCACGATTGGTTTAATTGTTTTGACAGTGTGTCCGTCAGGTACTCCTAGGGGCCTACCGCCCTTTTTTCTTGTTAGGAGCATCAGACGGTACTTTGCTCTGCCCTCTGGTGTCTTGTGCTGCTGCACTACTGCGTTTGTCTCTGGGTTTCGCAGTGGACCTTTCACTCGCTTCTTGCGTGGGACGTTTGGTTTGTGACCCATTCGATTTCTCCAATATCTGGTGTATGATCGACAGCGTCTGAGGGACTTGTTTACAAAAGACATCGGCGGGGATGCCTGGGCCCATCTCTGAGAAGATAGTTTGCTTCTGTGTGTCTGTGAGGATTTTAGAGGCTTTAACTTTCTCAATAGCCTCTATGATTGGCACCAGGTCCAATACAGTTTTTAACATGTGTGCTTCCTTGTTGTGCTGGATTAGGCTGACAGCATACCTTGGGGCATTGGTTGGTTTAATGCTCCAGGGGGCATCTGCTGCTGCTGACGTTCTTCTTCCTCAGCTTGCTCTTGCTTCATGAGCATTGCCATAACGACCGCAAAGGCCATCGCTAGTGGGTGGCTGTAGAAGCGGATCTTAGAGCTATTTACAAAGAACGCCCTGATGGCTTTGGCTGTCTCAGGTGCAACGCTCTTCATCTTCTTAGGATCTTGAAGATATACAATGAGAGGATCAACAGTAAACTCTGGGATGCTGCGCGAGTATTTCTCAAAGTTCTTAATGCGATCTCTAAGCTGCTTTTTTGCATCTGACCCAGAGAGCATTAGCTCAAGTTTTTGTTTAGCTGGCCCTGTTGGCCTTACTCCGTAGTAAACACCATCACCCACAAAAGACTCATTGTCTTGGAGAGACATAATCTCCTTGATAATCTTGTTTTTCTTAGCGCTGGGCATCGTTGCTAGACTGCCAATCATATGCTCAAGAGTATCTATTGGTGCCGCATCTTGATTGCCAGTTAGGTAGTTTTTACCCATGTTAACATTTTGAGTTAAGTTACCCTCAATGTCTCGACCAGCAATACCATGAGCAACTTCATGAAGTGCCGTTAGATAAGACTTAAATGGTCGAACTACTTGCCCACCCCTAATTATCTTAGCTCCAGGGGCCAATGAGCGGGCGATATTCTGCTTACGCATGTAAACTCCACCAGCGTCTTCCCCACGCTTGCGGTTCTCACCTGTGAAACCACCATCGTCTAGCATAGCGTTGTGGTCATTGAACATCTTGAGGGTAACACCAACTGCCTTAGCTAGGTGTTCGACCATACGTTGGTCTTTGATGCCATTCTCATAATCAGACCCAGGCTTGCCAATTTCAACTAAAGCCCGTGCGTGATTTGCGTGGCCTTTTACTTCTTGAACATCGGGGATAGCACCCCTGGCAATGGGTCCATCAGGACTTCCTTGAATCCGCTGGGCGAGGATGCCTGCGACTCCTGTGGGTTGCTGGTTGAATCTTGCATCGGAATCGACTGGCCCTCTTCCTCTTGGTCCAGCTGCTCCAGTAGATCCCAGTCCACCTCCGACAGCCATTGCTTTTCTTGCTTCGACAAGTTTTCGGGCTGCGTTTGCGTAGTCTGGCGCTTCGTCATCTGCATATCCTCTGCTTTCCTGACCTTCGGGGGCTTTTGCTGTATCATATAGGCGCTTTTCTGGATACCACAAGAGAGCCTGCAAGTCACTCATTGTAAGGCCAGCGTTTGAAGCCCTAGTCACCGTAGGCTCTGAGTTTAACCTTCCTAGTGCTTCAGTGAACACAGAGCGGATGAAGTCACGCTCTTTAGCGCCAGCTGGGGCCTCTACCTGACCATCCCTATACTTAGCAAGAGAGTTAGCTGCTTTGCGAAGTTCTGGGGATATCTGATTAAGGCTTTCACGCCAATCCTTTGATGTTGACTGCTTGGCTACATATGCCGACAGTTCATTCATGCTCTGGTTTGACATAGTTTTGCCAATCTTGATACCAGAAGGCCTCATTAACCTACGCAAATCCCTAAGCTTCGCTGACTTTTCAGCTTTTACCTCTGAAGAATCCTTTGCGTTTGGTGACATATCTGTAATCATAGATTTAATCTCAGAACGCTTCTTCTTTTCCATAGCTGGATTCATTTTAACTAAAGACCCGCGCATGCGGCCAACTGTACGCATTAGCCAGCGGTCCATAGTTAAGGCATCAAAGTTACCATAGAGATTACTGAAGAAACCATTCCCAATCTTAGGGCCTAAAATGGATGCCCCACGAACTAAGGTATTCTTACCTTCACCACTGATTTGGACATCATATTCTTGTTCAATCTGCTTAACGGGGACCTGGGAGTTCATAAAGTCAGCAAGTAACTGGTGATCACCTTCGTTACTGTTCGTTTGACGCTCAAACTTCTCAAGCATTGTGTGATATTGCTGCAGGCCGCCATTAATTGCTTTAGCTGCCTCACCAATACCTATGTTTGTAGGAAACCGACCAGTTCTTTGCAGTGTATCGTAGGCATTTGCAGCTAACTCAAAGTTCTTATCGACTTTGGTGCCATTAGAGGTGACCGCCAGAGCCCAAATGAACTGTAATTTGTTAACTGGGTTGGTTTGGATTTCTGGGTAGATCTCTGACAGGCTACTAAGAGCGTCAGTTACCGTTCGATCATACCAACCAATGGCATTTGAGTTGTCTTTGAGGGCTTCTAGAGCGTCAGAGACAACGTGATCTGCAAGGCGACTTACGTTTTCTGTAGATAGCTCAGTTAAATCTACACCTTCTTCCTTTTGTGCAGCCAATGATTTCTCTTGGAGTGCAAGCTTAAGGTCCCGACCTTTTGCAAAGTTGGAATCTTTAGCAAAACCAAAGGCTGTACCCAATTGGTTAGGCATTTGTATATTTGTAGATTCGCCGCGTGGGATCTCTGGTATGCTGAGAAGGGGGCCATCTGTAGAAACCTGAGGACGCTCTGGGCTCTTTGAGACAATACGCACTTCATCATATACGGGGTGAATCTTCCCTCGGACACTGATGTTGCCAATCTTGTTTCCAAGCTCCACCTCACCTTGAGTGGTCGGGCGTAACCGTGGTTCACTAGGTTGGTTGGGGTATGTCTGAAGTGTTACTGGGTTCTGGAAGTCAGAAGACAAAGCGTAGTGGTGCTTGCCGCCTACTTCAGTAGAAACAATGGTGGCTGGGCCATCATAGTCGATCCACTTCCAGCCTGCTTTTTGTTTAAATAGGTTGACCTTTACCTTGCGGCCATCAGCTTTCGTGGCTGGCTCAGAGAAGTCATCACTGGTATCTAAGACAGGCTTACCGTCAACGATAGAAACCTTACCGCCTGCATAGGTATTACCTGTGAGGTCTTCCTTTGTATCTAGGTCAATATAGTTGCCGCCAGGTGTAGGATCCTCGACCCCAAACATCTGTTGCATCCTGTCGTTGTTAAACGGGACAGGAGCAATCCTAGCAAACCTAGGACTGTCTTCAGCTTGCTGCTGAGGACCAGTGATCTCCAAGATCTTTGCTTTGATACCAGGGTTGTTCTGCTCCAGTTGATTGAGCATGGCTTCTACAGACGCTGGGTCCATGTTGCCTTCCGTGATCTTACGGGCAGCACCCTCGGCCAACACTGTGGTTCGCAGGCGCTCTAGTGAATTAACGTACTCCAGTTTTTCACTTAGGGGTGCTGTATCACTAACCTTAGCTGAATCCTGTGCAGCAGCCTTATCCTTAGCAGAATTAGCAGCCTCAGTTAACTGCTGCGCCTGCTGAAGTGGAGACTGCTGCTCTGCAGTAGGAGCAGCTGGTGTCTGATCTACAGTAGGAGCAGCTGGTGGCGTATCACTAGGGGATTGCAGACGTCCAACACGGGCTTGCTGGGCAATCACACGGTCAGCATACGGTTTAACGTACGTGTCAATAGCTTCCTGAGACACGCCCATGTTGCCCAGATCCTCGACTATCTCAGTCATAGCTTCGACTGGGTTAGGGCCAAGGCTTGCCTGCATGTCTGCGAGGGCTGTCGCTAGCTGGGCTTTGTCTAAGGGGGCCAGAGTTGTGTCATCTGCAAGCTTAGATTCTAAGTTCCTGGCGAAAGCGTTGTTGTCGCTCTTGCCTGCCTGGTAGTTCTCTGGGGTTGTAAACTGGTTGCCAGACTGGGGCTGACCTTGAGGCTGACCAGGTGCTGCAGTCTGTGCTTGGGTCTGCGCTGGTGGGCTTTGGTCAACATTGGGCATGTTCACACCAGCGCGTTGGGCTAACAGTTGATCTGGATTAGCTTGACGTTGGACTGTGGTGTCTGGGGTGTTTAGGTGGTGGTTAATAATAGGAATAATGTCATCAAGTCTACGGATCTTGTTATTGCCACCATCCATGTTCTTGCGGATGTCAGTAAAGACATCTTTTAGTGCCTTTATGTCTGGGTTTAAGGCTTCAAGCTCAGACATTACTGCGCGTAGACCATCTCTATCTAAACCTGTGCCTAATAAGACTGTCCCAACAGGGCTATTGTCTTTGTCTGACTGAGCCAGTTTACCAAGCTCTAAACCCATTTGATCATCCTCAAACTTGAGTTGATCTGCTTGTGCCTGACGTTTTGCTTCAGCTTCTACTAAGGATGGACCCGTAGGATCTTGAAGAGGTGTTTTGCCTTCGTTCTTGCGTACAAAGCGGTCTATTGCTGCGCGGCGTCTTGTGACTGCATCAATGGTCCGACCACCAGCAACAATGCCAAACTGAGTTGGTAAGGATGCACCAGCACTTAGGATGGCTGTGCCTTTGTTTAGACCAGCTGATATCATGCGTGACGGGTCATAAGATCCATCTTCACGGGCAAACGGGTTGAAAGTGTCTGTGAATGAACTTACGCCGCCTTTTGTCCCGCTTCTAAAGAGATCTGTGAGGACATTGCTTTCGCGCATAAGGTTGGCAATTTGATCACGCTCTTTGCTAGGTGGTAGCGCATTCAGAATGGCATCATAGTTTTCTTGGTCAACTTTAGATTTGACCTTGTTCCTAGTTTGGCGAATAGCAATCTGCGCTTTGGCATACTTATCAATAAGCTCTTCTAAAGTCTTGGCTTGTTTGGGATCTAGGTAGCCTTTGACCGCTGGGTTGGTCACAATAGCTTTCATCTCACCAGTAATAGCTTCGTGAGCAGATTCTAAAGTCTGTTTTGCTCCACCGTCTTTCTTTACGTCTTTAAGATTATAGCTGTTGTTTTGCGACAGTGTCCGTAAGCGCTGGGCTAAGGATGCAGCAGCTGCATTGTTTTGCACTCGCTCTTCTTTGGTAGCCGTGCCTTGGCCTTTCTTGTTTCTAAGAATAGTTGCTTCAGCTGGGGCTGTTGCAAGTTCTGCAAGGCCTTCTAACCAGACATCTTTCCAGTCTACTTCGCCATCTAAGACTTTAGTAGATACACCTTCCCCTGCACCACCTGTGAAACCTTGTACGACACTCTGCTTAAGGATACCGCCGCCAGCTTTCATTCCTAGGGCTTCAAAAGCACTAACGATAGCTGCCTTGGTTAATCCCCTGCTGTTTGCCTTGCTCATCAATTCACGATTATCAAGGGCATCAGAGACACTTTGTGGATCTGTTGTATCCACACCATTCTCAGTTAAAAAACTGTTTACCTCTTCATTGTAGGAGCGGGGCGCACTGGTAAACACCAGCACACCAGCGCCAACTGTAGGATTTCCTGTTATCAAGGTTGCAAGAGAACCAGCTGCAATGCTGGGTATACTTTCAGCTGCTAGTTCACCGAAGAAAGCTACGCTCTCAAGGGGATTTACTGCAAGGCTTTTCAATGCACTTTTAACGTCTGGCGCTGCTTCCCATCTATCTGCAGCATTCTGAGCGCCTGGTGATCGGACAAGGTCACGCATCTTTTGGTTCTGGGATGCTATTTCCTGTGATAGATCGTCAAGTTTACTAAAGTCCTGAGCTTCTTCACCACTTTGAAAGTATTCGTCACGGTTTTTTACGGCTAATCCAGCAAACTTGTAGACATCATCTCGCCAGTCTGTACCTTTACCTAAGTCAAGGACGTTAAACTGCATTACCCTGTCAACGTCTATGTTGTTTGGGTCCATGCCTGGGGGGATCTGAGCACCCCTAAGCATCAATGCTCTTTTTAAATACTCAGCATTTGGTTGCGTCTTTTGGTTAACTTTTTCTGAAAGTATGTTAGCTTGAAATTGCTTACCCCCAGTGTAAACACTTCGCACACCTTTTTCTATTGCGCGGCTTACGCCCGTACCGTCTGGGTTTACTTCTGCTGTAGGCGCTGGGGCTGCATTCTGTTGTGATCCAATTTGGCTTTTGAGAAAGTTAATTGCTCCAGCCTGATCATTCCCCTGGACACGGTAAGTTTTACCGTCAGGTCCTTGGATGGTGAATACAGCCATACATAGGTTCCTACTGCTAGTAATATCTTTGAATTGTGAAGGCTTTAGTCTTCGACGCTGAGGATCTTGAAGCCACCGTCATTACCAGACCCACTGGTTCCACCATCTTGGGCTGCTCTTTCGTTTGAGACGCCATTTTGGTGAACCTGGTTAAGGATCTCTAGGCGTGGCTCAATCCAATTAATCCAGACGTCTTCATCATCAGTAATCTGTGGAACTGGTCTTTGGAAAAGTGCCATCTCACGATCTGTGATTGCACCTTTGGTTTTTGCGGTAAACTCAAGTGTAGCAAAGACAGATAGCTCTTCTAAAATTAAACGCTCTGCTGCTTTTGTAGTGTCACCACCAAAGCTAGCTATTGATATTCCAGCCCGATCTAATGCTGCCCGTGCTTTACCGTCAATCCAGCCCGTTAAACCGCCTCGCTTGAGTGCCTCTAGAGATGACGTAAGGTTTGTGATCTCGCGTGTATGATCTGGAGCATCTTTGTCTTTTTTATCAGCAGCTGCACTATTGCTTGCATTCAGTTTACGCATGATGTCAGCGCGGCGCTGCTCTTCTACGCGGCGTCCCTCTTCGACATTAAAGGCTTCCATCTCGCGTTGGCGATTGTAGTCCATAAGACCACCATACATGTTACCCATAGCACCCATCTGAGCTAGGGGCCCCTGTGCGCCTGCACCTAGACCAGCTGCGCCAATTCTCATGAGGCCTTCGCCGCCCATGTTGATCTGCTGACTAGGGATTTGAGGTGTGCGGCTAGATCCACGGGCGTTACCGTATGGGGACATTGATAACGCTGGTGGGTTAGGTGCCTGGGGTTGGTTTGGGTTGGTTAGGACAGGTTGACCTAAGTTGTAAGGGAGCTGCTGCTGTGGAAGGCCCTGGTTAAGGATACCTTGGGAGAAAGCGTAAGGTAGGTTCATGTTCATACGAAATCTCCAGCCATGCCTTGGCTAAAAGAAGCGCCGCCATAAGGATTACCACCACCCCCAAAGAAGTTACCGAAGCCATTGAAGCCATTCGGCATGTATTGGTTTTGGAAGCCCATGCCACTCATGGCACCACTTAAAGCGCTTGCACCTGGGCTAATTGGGTTCTGGGCGTAGCTGCCCTCGGTCTTGTTAGCAGCCAGGGCATTCAAGTAGTCTTTACCTAGGTTGTAATTGTAGCCGGTTGTGTAATCGAATTGACCTTTGTCAGCATCGATCTGACCTTGGTCGAAGGCATTCTGGTTGTTTCCAGCGCCCAGAGCAGTGTTGAAACCACCTGATGCCATGTTCAGACCAGTGTTGAAGTTGTTAGCCATCATGTTGTTCGCGTTGCCTGCATTAGACAGCGCTGAGGTCGTTTGGTTAAACTCGGTGTTACCTTGGGCCAACCTTGCGTCACGCAGGCTGTTGTAGACATCGGTGCTTACGTCAGCGAAGCGGTCATCATATGCTCGATTGGCAAGTGCATCAGCGACACCAGCACGACTGGAGTTCGTGTTGCCAGATCCTGATGCAGCCATGTTGATGCCAGGCAGCGTTTGCTCGTTAAGGCGTCTAGTGTCATCACGCATCATCGCTTGCACAATGGGGTTCATGTTGTCAGTGGCATACTGAGAAGCATCGGCCATCATGTCAGGACGGTTAGCCATCCCTTGAAACTGGTTGTAGAGATCAACTGAGTTAGAACCAAAGCTATCTGACTGGTTCATCAGGTTTTGACCAGTTCCAGTGTTTGCCATGCCAAAGTTGTACATGCCATTGTTGGCAATGGTCTGCATTGGATTGACGCCAGCATAATAGGGACCTGAGTAGGGGCCTTGGTTAACCATACCTTGGTAGGAACCAGAGATGTCACCCATAGCGCCCTTCATGTAAGGCATAGCTGCGTTCATGTACTGGTTGTTTTGGTTATTGGCGTCTTTGATAGCCTTTGACTGCTTGTTAGCTGCAGCCATGCCCATGATGCCGCCGATTAACGCGCCGATCATATGGTTCTCCGATCTTATTCTTCTTTTGTGTGCTTGTTAGATTTCTTCTGGGCTACTTTTTCTTTGGTGGCTTCTTCTTCTTGGGTGGCCGACCAACTTTAGACCCATAGGTCCCTTTTCCTTTTGGCATAATGGAATCTCCGTAATGCTTTTGTGTGTTTGCTGTTAGGTGGTGGGTTCTGTAGGCCAGCTTGGGTTACTTGGATCTGAGGTATTAGCTGGTAGGTCCCTTAGAGCCTGTCTATAGACTGCCCACTCTTGCCTCTTTGCATCCGTAAAAGGGCTGTCGAGGGTCTGGGTCCAATCACTGGATGACAGCATCTTGTCTCTGTCGGATCTGAGCGTCTCTAGGTGTTCTGCAAGATCTGACGCTGAGATCTGATCGTCGGGCCAAGGGGTGACCACACCGTTAACCAGGGTTGTTTGGGTTGACTGGATGCCGGCGATCAAAGTGTAGCCAGTGGGTATATTCTCTGGTGTTGGCAGGGGTAAACTTGATTTACATGCGTAGACCATTGCTCCACTGGATGTA